TTTACAAAAAAAATTCAAGAAAATAATTGTTGCCCTTGACAGGGACGCAACGACCAAGTCATTTGACATAGCCAATAAATTATCGTATTATATAGATACTGAAGTTAAGATACTTGAGGATGATCTTAAGTATTATGACGAAAACAAAATAAAGGAAATGTTTAATGTATGTTAAAAGTTACATCACTATTTTCAGGAATCGGTGGAATAGATCTGGGACTGGAAGCTACGGGGTATTACAAGACAGCCTTGTTTTCAGAAATAGATCCGTTTTGCCAAAAAATATTAAAAAAGCATTGGCCCAATGTGCCAATCATACCAGATGTGAGGGATATTAATGGAAAAGAAATCGAAACAGACGTTCTTGTCGGAGGATTTCCTTGCCAACCTTTTTCAGTTGCCGGAAAAAGAAAAGGCAAAGAAGATGAAAGACATCTCTGGCCCGAAATGTTTAGAATTATTAAAGAGGCAAGACCACCCATCGTTATTGGAGAAAACGTGCCAGGAATTATTAACACACAAATGGCACTCGGACAATGTGTATCTGACTTGGAAAGCGAAGGTTACAAAGTACAACCTGTTGTACTACCAGCTTGCAGCGTCAATGCCCCACACAGGCGTTACCGAGTCTTCATCATCGCTATGGTCGACACCGACAACCTTCGATTCCCACAACATTCAGGCGAAGAGAAAGAAAAACAAGTCGGGTGGACAGAAACCCCCATTGTGTCAGGAGGTTCATTTATGGAGAACTCCGGATGCAGCGAGTGGTGGCAGCAACCTTCCGGGAATACAGAAAGCGTTGGACGAGGGGCATCTGAAAAGACCCAGTGGACAGCCCATTCAGATTCGCTTGGAGGATCAAGTGAGGGAGCCGAGGCTGTGGCCAACGCCAACAGTAGCTCACGCAGTTCGTGGGAATCACGAGGAGCCGATAGAGAAATATCAGCAGAGAGTGAAGGACTACGAGGAGGGGAGAGCGAAAGGAAAGCCAGGGAAGAGTCTTGGAGTGGCAGTGAGAATGTGGCCGACACCACGGGCATCATCAGCAATGGTGGAGGACGTGGAGACCATTCGAAAGAGGGGGAAATACAGTGGGAAACTGGAAGAAAAAGTAGCTTTTTGGCCAACTCCACAGCATCAGGATCACAAGCATCACCCCAAGAATGCGGAAACACGGGTAAAGAACAAGAAACAGTTGCAACTTCCACACGCAGTGGGTCTGGCGGAGAGGAAAATGTGGCCGACACCTGCAGCACGGGACTATCTTCTGCCTCGTCTTCCCGAAGTGATGAAGAAAGCGGAGAGGAATCCCGAAACGAATTCCTTGCCGGATGCGGTTCAGCACTCGACTGGGGAGACATATCGGGAAACTGGACAGTTGAACCCACCGTGGGTCGAGTGGCTCATGGGGTTCCCAATAGGGTACACAGAATTAAAGCCCTCGGAAACGCAGTAGTTCCCCAGTTGGCATACGTAATTGGAATGAGTATAATAAAGGCAATGCAAAATGATATTTAAAATAACTGTTATTATATTATTGCTGATGATTTTATTGAGCACGTGTGGTCAATGAGCAAACATGACTTAAAAAGAAAAAACCATAAGGGAAGGCGTAAGGTCGGCTCAAAGAAAAGACGCAATCGTAGGCGTGTTCGCTTGGGATTAAAGGTAAGAAGAAAGAAATGATAATAAACAGGAAAAAAATAAAGCACAAATCCCCTCCGTTGTGGGGAAATCTGCCATTATTTAAAACATTTAACAAGCATGATTGCTGGAAATGCGGAAAAGAATATATGGAAGCTAATTTAATTCCGCATTATTATGGGATAAGTGACCCCATTTATTTCTGCATTCGTTGCCATAACAGGAGATGTGATGAGAAAATATGAAGTAGTGCTAGACCATGAAGTGTCTTGCACCTATGTAGTTGACGCAAAGGATGACGCTGATCTGCTTAATCTATGGAAAACAGGTGAACTAGAAAAAAAAGCTGAAAGAATTAAAAAAGATGTTACTAAAACCATAATGAATAATTGGAAGCAAATAAAAGATGTATAAATTTTTTGTTATTCTGTTGCTGATACTGATACTCCTTAACACTTGCATGGGTTGTACCTTTATGGTCGCAAAGGAAACGGCTAAAGCTATTAATATTGTTTTGGAAGATGCTCCCAATTCAGCTAAAAAGGAAAAGATATTGATTAAACAAAACAAAATAAAACAAAAAGCAAAAGAGTTTTATTGCAGTAAAGTGCATGATAAGGAGAAATGTGATGATTAAAAAAATGTTCACCAATCAGTTCCTTGACTTGATGGCAAGTTTCATGTATAATCATTTAAAGGGAAAGGCAAAGACAAAGGCAAACATAAAGGCAAGCATAAGCAATTTTGAACATGTTTGGTTGGAGTCAGTAAGGGATAATAAAAATGTCAATAGAAAAAGATGAACTTCCACATTACTACAAACCAGGGAGATTTATGAAACCTAAATTTCAGTCAGAGAAAAAGGAAAGAAAGTGCATGACTTGTTCCAAGGAATTTATCAGCACATGGAACGGCAACAGGGTATGTAAAATATGCTTGAGAAGTAGCTTATGGAAAAGCGAGCCTAACCGCTATATTCAAGGACTTAATCTTTCAGATTTAGGATTTCAAACATCAGGAAGTCTTCCTAGTTCTTTCAAAAATAAAAAAAACGAACAATGCCTTCATGATGAAATGTATTTGTTGGATGAGGAGTTTGATAACTGATGTGGAAATTGATTGACTGCGGAACGTATCTTTGGTTTGTTATGGAAAAGAAAAAGTATTTTCACTGTATCTATACAGTTACCGGGGAATATAAAAAGCTAAAGGTAAAAAGAAATGAAGTTCCTTTGTATGCCCAAAGCTGCAGGGGATACCTGGCGTACTTGAAAACATGGCCAATTGACAATGTACCATGCACGCTTGACAAAAGAAACGCAAAATACTATATTAAGCATTGGAAAAACTTATACAAGACAAAACGAATGAAGGAAATATTAAAACAATTAAGGGCGACATGAACATTGAAAAAGAACTGATTAATTTATTGTTAAAAAAAGATTTTTATGAGGAGAACAAGGGTCGGGTGAACAAGGAAATGTTTACCAACGGCACAGGAAATCTTTATGAAACAATTACAAGGGCACATGATGATTCGGAAAAGGACTTGACTCTGGATCAGATAGCAACACTGCATTTGGAAGTGTATAACCCTGCCTCTACACGAACAGCAAAAGAAAATTTTAACAGCTTGATAGAGGAAATAAAGGACAAGGAAGTTCCTGATAAAAGAATAGCCAATAACATCTTAAAGTCAATGCACAAGAGAAACATGGCTCAAAGAATTGCCTCAATGGCAGTGGAAATATTCAATGGAAAGGAACAGCCACTGTCTTCCATACAGAATATTATTGACTCGTTTAATGAAACGGACAAAGAGGAATATGAATACACGCCAAACAATATTGATATACTTATTGATTCCTTGAAGGACAATACAAAATTCAAGTTTAACTTGTCATCCTTGAAAGAAAAGGTAAATGGCATAGGGGAGGGCAATCTTGTTGTCATATTTGCACGCCCGGAGAGCGGAAAAACAGCTTTTTGGATCAATTTAGTCTCGGGAATTGGGGGATTTGCCCCTCAAGGTGCCAAGGTATGTGCCCTAATCAATGAAGAGCCTGCAATTAGGATTCAAATGCGACTAATTAATGCCCATACAGGCATGACATTTGAACAAATACAGGAAAACACGGACGTTGCAAAGGAAAAATGGGCAGAGATAAGTGGTAACATAAAAATTTTGGATACTGTGGACTGGAGTTTGGAAAAAGTTGACTCTTTCGTGGCAAAGGAGAAGCCTGACATTGTCATCATAGATCAGCTTGATAAGGTACATGTTCCAGGCACATTTGCAAGAACGGATGAAAAATTACGGGCAATTTATACAGGGGCACGGGAAATTGCCAAGAGAAGAAAGTGCTGCATCTTTGCCATATCCCAGGCATCTGCTGATGCATCAGGAAAAAGTGACATTACATTTGACATGATGGAAAACAGCAAGACAGGAAAAGCTGCGGAGGCTGACTTGATTATTGGCATTGGATTCAGGAATATGTTGGATACGGACGAGAACATAAGGACACTTGCCATCAGCAAGAACAAGATAACAGGGTGGCATGGAAAGATACCTTGTGTTATGACACCAGAACTATCGAGGTATGAGGCATGATAACAACATTTGATGTAGAAACAAGTTTTAGAATGAAAGACGG